GATCAGGAAGTCATTTAATTATTTTTAATGAGGTGATAACCCCTGTAGTTGGTGGTACACCTGTTTCTGGTCAAGTAGATACACTGGCAAGGTCGGGTCAAGCTTATATTGAGGTGATAGATGCGAACGGTAAACGATTAGATCCTGTTCAATATATTGCTGATAAAATTGCAGGTACAGTAACCTTTGGAACACCATTACTCCTACAGGATAAATATGGCACAGCACTAACCGCACCTTATTTTATCGTTGATAGGATAGAAGACATGGCGTTAGCAACGGATGTCCAACTAAATGGAGTTATAGGACTTTCTTCACCGTTAATTCATGATTATAACAGTGATACAACTTCAGTCGCCTCAGCCTTAGTTTGGGGCGATACGGGCGCTAGAGCTTATAATTTGTTTGAACAGGAGATTTGGAACTCAGGCGCACCTGTTTGGAGTAATAATTTAATTGGGGATTCAACCACCGCTCAATACGATGAAGTAAATAACCCTATTCAAATAGATAATGCAAATTCCACTAGTGGTCGATGGGCGATCATTTTCACTTCTTCAACCACGGTTTCAGTGGTTGAAGAAAACTTAGGTGTGCTTGATGTTGGTATTAATATTACCACAACGGATGTTGCGCCAATAAATCCAGCAACAGGACTACCTTACTTCACCATGCTTTTTCAGGGGTTCGGGGCTGGCTGGGTAACGAACAATGTAATCAGGTTCAACACTGATTCTGGAGGTAATGACGCTTGGTTAATTAGAACCGTACAAAGTGGTACGTTGTCTGAGGAGGTTGATGGTATTGAAATTGAAATAAGAGGTGATGCGAATTAACCTTTATGTCTCAACGGCATCCTCCTGGTTCCATTCCATCCCTGTAAACATGTTTACAGGGATGGAATGGAAGATTGGTACACCGTTAACCGTTTTGTCAAAGTTAGATTGGGATAAACCAATTCTCATTAGGTCTGATTATCTTATAGAGTACGAGAAACCAACTCAGTATAACGATTCTTGGGCAATAAAAAGGGTGGATGGTTTTGTTAAACTGGAAACCGATATTTTTTCAGATGTTACGGGAAGGTTGGATAAAAAAGATTTAAACTTATTAATTGTTAGAATGGATAATTTAGATGCCGCTGATTCGGACACGTCATTTTCAATTGTTGGTAGGCTAGATACACACGACTTGACTCACTCAATCAATTATGACAATGATATAAAACAGATTGACGCTGATACATCATTTAAAGTCGCTGGTAAATTAAACACCAGCGACATATATCAGCCTTTAAAATGGGGTTATTCAGTGAATAACTTCTTGGTTGGCGGGAGTATTCTTGCTCCTAATCTGGTAGATCCTGACGCATTGACACACGGGGTTACTTGGGATAATTCAGATGTCTGGCATGATTTAGATCACTGGGACGAAACCTTAATTGTAAATGCAGGAGTTATTAGGATTGTGAATGTTATTAACATGGTTACGTTACCCGATAGAACCCCTATCAGATTTTCAGATTTAAGTTTATCAACAGACTTAGATTCATTCGCATGGGTCGCTAATTTTACAATTGCTGACAGCGTTAGTCTGGCATTAATTAAACCCACTGGTTTAAATGTCAAAGAGATTGAGATATCAATCAACGGTGAATTATTTAACGTATTTGTTGCGCGGACGAGTACGAGTGCAGTAGCGAATAAAGAAGGGGTACAACGTAGAACCAAGGTGATTGCATGGAGTAATATAAAATTGTTAGGTTATCCTTATACAAGTAAGTCTTCATATACTGAACCTAGTCAATCTACTCCTTCGGGTTTAGTCGCGTCCGAGTTAGTTGGTACAGGTTTCACCCACACTTGGGATACAGTCAGTTGGACAATCCCCCCTAAGGTTTATGGTTATATTGATAAACCTCCCCTCATGGCCATTATAGAGTTAGCACAATCCGTTGGGGCAGTCATTATTCCTCATACCGAAGATAAATCGTTTGCGGTGAAACCCTATTATCCGATTAGCCCTTGGGACTGGGGAACCGCTATACCAGCCTTGAGTCTCACCGAAAACTCATTTTTCACCATTGATACTGAGTTCAGTCCACAAGAATCACCTGATAGCGTGTATGTCTATGGTGAAGAGAATGGTGGAGTTGGTGTTAAGGTCGTTAAACAAGGTACAGCGGGTTTAATTACCATGCCAACTATCGTCGACAAACATATCACTGATACAATTGCAGGAACAGAACGCGGTCGAATTGAGATTGCGAAAGCTGGGTTTAAAGAAATTGTACCAGTCACCACCTATGTTGACGTGATTGGTGGTATCATTAAGCCTCAAACTTTAATTGAAGTGACTGAATCAGGAGGTGGTACATGGCGAGGAATGACCACGTCGGTGAACGTAACACTCAAGAGTAATGGTAACGCGATTATACAATCATTGAATATTGAACGACATTATGAGGTATAAAGATGGCTAACGCATTTACGAATTTTAAAGCCTTGGTGGGTAATAACACGATTGAAGTGGTAACCATCACGGCGGACAACGGGAACGGAACAAGTCAAGCTCAAACATTGTCTGGTACAAATGTAACCATCAAAGGGGCAGGGGTGGCGGTTGGTCAACGGGTTTTTGTGAGACAAAACGAGATCCTAAGAGTGGCACCGAATTTAACGATAACAGAGGTGAACGTATAATGTTTGAGTCAGTAATATTACAAGCGATGTTTAAAGTGTTCCTGGGTGTAATAGGGGTGGTTATGGGGTTTATTACAATACTGCTCATGGATAAATCAATTGATAGAACGAATGGTAAAATAGATAAATGGTTGGATAACTCAAATGATACAGGTAAAGCAATTTATTACGCGGCTCAATATTTATTTGTTGCTATCATTATTCATGGGGCAATCGGTTAACGCTGGTGGAATAATTACAAATAAGTATGATGAAGATTTTAAGAAAGTTGTAATATTTCTTCCCGTCGGTACGGATTGGAGATTACTTAAAGCTCAATGTTATCAAGAGAGCAGACTTAACCCTTTGGCTGTATCACCAGTTGGCGCGATGGGTTTATGTCAGTTTATGCCAAACACCGCGTTAGATTTAAACGAGAAGTACTCAGATTTAGGTGATTTTTGGCTTCCCGAGGTGAGTATTAGAGCGGCTGCTTATTATATGGGGGAATTAAATAAATTCTGGTCTTCACCACGTTCTTTCATGGACCGGTACATGTTGGCTTTAGCCAGTTACAATGCTGGGGCTGGAAACATTTTAAAAGCTCAGAAGCTTTCAGGCGGGGAAACCGAATATCTTTTAATTATTCGGGAACTACCCAACGTGAAGTGGGTTGATAGTAAACAAACGATAGACTATGTGAACCGAATTGTTAAAGAACACTATATTTACTTATTATTTAATTAATAGGCTGACTAATGACTGATTTATTATTTTTAATCGTTAATCCTTTACTGGATAGAGCCAGGGGAACCCATTCATATTATGTTTGGGTTATGGCTTTTGTTTTTTCCACCATAATAAGTAATAATGTTTTAATAATTATTTTTCTGACTCTGGCTTTTGTTCTTGGTGAATCTTTTGGTTGGGGTGAGGTGATTGGTGCATTTTTAGCAGATAGACCGATGAAAAAAAATGACAATAATAAATGGCAAATTGGAGTTTTGTCAACCAACATTAAGTACGCGATAATTGTAAGGGGGTTCATGTGGGCATTTCCCGTTGGTTTAATTGAAGGTTTATCGCAGTATCGTTTATGGGCATTCTCAGCAATCTGGGTGGGTTTTGTTGCTTCACTATATATCACAAAACATTTTCTATTCAACGCAGATAAAAATCTTCAACATCGAATCAATCGTGCGGATGTGGTTTTGCTTCCAGTGAATGACTACGTAAGAGGATTTATTACTGCTTTAATCTACATCATTGGGAACGCATTATGATTCTTGACTGGTTAATCAAAAACAATAAGTTACTGAGTATCCTTGGCACCGTTTTAGGGATCGGGGTTTCTTTTTATACAGTTAGAGATCATTATATCCAAGTGGGATATAAGAACGCATTAACTGAGTTTCAATCTCAATTAATTGAGGCAAACAACAAAGCCATTCTTGATACTCATGATGCGGTTAAAAAGGCGTTAATAACTCAGCGTGAACTTTTTGATGCCGAATTAGAAAGTGCAAAGAATAATCGAATAATCGAAACCAAAATTGAGAAGGTGGTGGAATATGTTGACAGGGTTAAAATTAAAAATGAGTGTAGTAGCGTTGATGATAGTATTATCCAGTTGCTCAACAAAGCAGTTTGTACAGCTAACGCCACCTGTGAAGATGATTAATCCTAAAGACCTTTTACCGAAACCGAGTAAAGAGATACTGGTTTCTTGTGATGAGTTATTAGAATATCCCACTACCGATACCCGCGAGGTTTTAAAAATAACAGTTATAAATATTGGCATTTACGCTAAGTGCGCAAACAAAATGAATAATGCGGTGTTGTTTATTAAAAGCTTGACTAACGATGATTAAACGATTATATTTAGGTAGTACTCCTTGTTGTAAGTGTGCGTGTTCACCAAGTTAGTAATCTCTCCCCTTACTAACTTGGTGTTTTTTAAAAGACACTAGATTTAATCAAACAAACAATCTACAATTTTATGTGCTTCTTTAATATAATAATCATAATCTAAATTTTCCCATGAAAAACAATTTACATCATTACACTCTTTAACTAAAGCTCCAACCTGTAATCCAATTTCACGAGGTGTCATTTTAAGTTTTGTTTTTACGGGTTTATATTTATTGGAAGGTGGTTTTTTACCTTTTCGGACTACTTTATAATCACCAGTTACCTCATGACAATAATGACCCCCTTCTTCCCAAGCTAAACATTGTTTAAGTGTGTTAGGCATTAATTTAATCAATCTACCACCTGTTTTACTCACGACATAGCGAGTTACGTTTTGAAGAACTGATTTTTTATCCCCTATGAATTTACCGTCCCAATATTGTGATTCACATAGTACTAAACTTGAAGACCTTGGTATTTTAGCTCGCAACATGAAATCGTACTTGTCACGATGATTAAGGATGAACTCACTAATATTTATGTTATTAACGATGGCCGCTTCTGCCGCCTTAGGTATAACTAAAGCACTATGATCTTTATACCAAGGACGTTCTCTGGTGGCTGGGTTTTCTACCGGTGTAGTATACGCATAACATCCAATTCGCTTCACTTTCCCATCTTTTTTTAACGCAATATAATTATTAACATCTCTCACAGCCATCATTGAATATTCATTCGATTCTAATTCTAACTTAGTTAAATCTTGCCACCAGATCCAAACATCATTAATGTAATTCAGGTATCTTTTCGGACAAAGAAAAGTTAGACCGTCAGTATTAATTTGTATCATTTTTAAATCAGGTGTTAGCATAAGTTTCTCAGCCAACATACATAATAATAATTGACCGTTGATCGTGATACTTAACGTGTATTTGGGATCATAAAACGGAGAATAAATACTATTGCTATTACCATAAATCGAGTTCAAAGCAAGTTTAAGCATTCCATTTTCTGGTGCTGATTTTGGGAAACTTTTTCGATGTTCATATAATTTTAAATACACGTCACAAAAACGAAAGCCTAGATGTTCTGGGTAAAGATTGTTTCGGATACTTAGATTGGGGTAAAAACTGACGACATCCCAATCTAATAACACGTGAGTATCAGAGTCGGTAACTATCTCACGATTAATAGAACCGTGTATACCACCTGATCCCATGTTTAATTGAAATCCATTAATACAAGTTTCAATGTTCAACTCACTTCGTAGTAATAATCCACCAGTGGCATCTTTTTTATCAAACACTTTGGTTTTAAACTCATCTAACACCAGGTTAAGAGCGGGGTGAGTGAAGGTTACATAAGGTAATATGATGTCTTTTACTGCAACGCATTCACGATAACTTGTTGAATGTTTGTTGACATTTACACCTTCGTTTATCAAATAGTCAATCATGTATTGTTCACCAATTTTAGTGTCGTTATAATTGGTGAAATTCTTATTTTGAGCAACGGATAATTTATCCCTGAACTCAATCTGAGGAATACTAAAGTTATAAAACTTAATTGTTTCGGTTACGTCATGTTCGTTGTAAATTCTCATGAGTTTGGCTTGGTCTAAAGTGAGCCGGGTGTCTGGTTTAAATGGTAAGTCTTTTATCGTGTCAGATCTCATGTTAAATTCTAATACTTTTAGACTGACCATCTTAGATTTGTTGTCAAAATGATGAATTTTAAATAAATCTAACTGTGGGATCATTATGTCATTAGGCCAAGGAGACTTGATCTCACCGTTGAACCAGCGGTAGCTTAAATCATACATTATAGTGGCATTAACATGTCCACTCAGCGTTAAAAAATGATGCAGTAAGGTGTAATCATAAGCCAGATTATTAAACCCGACCATTCTTGCTTGTGTGTGTTTCAGCCAGTTAAGAAAATTAAACAGTTCAGATGAATCATTAACCCAATCACTAATTTCAAAAAACCATTTATCCCCCGTGTCAATATGAATCACACAGCAAGAAAAAAAGTTCGGATAACATTCTAAATCATAACAGTAATCCAAATTCATACTCACTCACCACTCATCATATCGTCCATCATTCGTTTATAATTATTCGCTTTAGCAATACATTGATTAGCTTCACCTTTGTTACCTGCTCTTAGTCGATATTTTAAAATATTACCTTTAAGATAACCCATGTATTCTTGTTTTGATAATGTTTTTTTAATAACATCTATAACTTCTGTTCCGTCACTAAATAATAAGTAGTGTGAAGGGTGCATTACTTCATCATGTTTCATAACTTAATCCTATCAATCAAATCCAGCGCAAGTCTTTCTGATAAGACCTGAGCTTTTAAAATGTTTACACCATATGTTCGCTCAAATTCTCGCTGTATAATTTTTGGTGTAAACCCTGTTTGTATTGCTAACTTTTCGCACCACTTTTGAATTTTATCTCTTAATGTGAATTGGGCGTTCAGCCTTCTAATATGCCGATTTACCGCTGAATTTCTCACAACCATGGGTGCATTAATTAAGTTTCGTTTAAACTCGCTAACATCCTGATCAACCTTATTTCGTTCTCTCATTAAATTTTCAATAAAATCAACCGTCATTTCAACCAACTTACCATCATTCGCTTGAAATTCTAATTGACGTTTATTGGTTTCATCTTTGGTTTCTTCGTGGTTACAATCTTTACACACAAATTTATTCTTGATAGTTGGGACATAATAACTAAAACAATTAGGGCAAATTCGACCAATTTTAACAGTGGCGTCCACGTTCATCGACTTGCTAGAAAGTAATGTCCACGCGGGATCATCATGTGGCTCACCGTGAGTGCAATGTCTTGTTACATTACCAACATGATCAATTAATATCCCATAATGTTTGTCTTCAGCTACCCTTAAACATCTACCAAATTGTTGTTTGAATAAACCGTATGATTCGGTTTTTCTGAGCATGATCACACAAGCAACAGATGGGCAGTCATAACCTTCACCAAACAAGTCACAGTTAACGAGGTTTAAAATCTTACCTTCCGTAAACGCTTTTAAACCCTTCCGTATCTCGATCTCAGAGGAATTACTACTGAGAGCTACAGAAGGTACACCGTTTAAATTAAATTCTTTAGCGACATGCTCAGCATGAGCGATGTTTACTGTGAATGTGATAGCTCTAGATCCTTCAGCCAACGATAAATAATGGCTAACAGCGTCCCCCGTTATTTGATGTTTGTCTGTGGCTTCATGTAATGATTTTTGATTAAAATCGCCGCCTGAGGTGATTTTAACATTAGATACATCTAATATGGTGGGTGGTACAAATATCTTATACGGCGAAAGATACCCTTGTTGAATTAACTCTCCCATGTTTGCACCCACAACCAATTTATCAAAACGGCCATCAGCAATCGAACCCAACCCTTTACCATCACACCTGACTGGAGTGGCTGTAACACCAATTCCTTTAGCATTGATTAAACTCCGGGTACACTTATCCCACATTGAGTCGTTCACCATGTGATGAGCTTCATCTAGTAACCACAAGTTACACATCGGTAATAGTTGATTAAGTGTACCTTTTTTCAACCTTTGCAAAAATGTTGGTACAGACGCAACGATTGCTCTGGACGTTTCATCATTAAAACTATCGTTAAAATCCTCAACATTAGCGTTGGTTATGTTCTTAACTGCTTTAACACTCGCAATAAAGGAATGTTTGACTTTCATCAAGCAGAGAGATTTTGATATTTGTCCGAGTAATACGTCCCGGTGAGCAAACAGGATGACGGTTTTACCTTGTTTTACATAATCTTTGGTTATTGAGGCTTTGATTAAAGTTTTACCTGCTCCCGTGGGTAAAACTGCTAACACATTATTATAACCAAGATTTAAAGATTCATAAATTTCCTGTTTGCACTTAATTTGGTGAGGTCTTAGTGTTATCATTGTTGGTTCCTATCGAGTGTTTCGACAAATTAACACACTCAAAATAAAATGTAAAATAAAATTTGAAATTTAGATTTACATGTGTTAATTTATCGAAACTCAACAACGAGTTAATTAAAAAGAGGTTTTAATTATGGGCATCTTAGAAGAAATTTTAGCCGAATTAAAAAAAATGAACAACCATTACTATCAATTATCCGAGAGTAACGAGGTATCCGAGAGTAACGAGGTATCCGAGAGTAACGAGGTATCCGAGAGTAACGAGGTATCCGAGAGTAACGAGGTATCCGAGAGTAACGAGGTAGATAGTGCGGGTATAAAATGGGATAAACGTATCCATGCTGACACAAAGCGACGTAAATCTGACGGAACTTGGACAAGACGAAGAGGTATAAATGATGATGTTTACGAGTCTATTTTAGCCGAACTTACACCAGCACCAGCGCCAGCGCCAGCGCCAGCGCCAGCGCCAGCGCCAGCACCAGCTCCAGCACCAGCACCAGCGCCAGCACCAGCACCAGCGCCAGCACCAGCGCCAGCGCCAGCGCCAGCACCAATCAGCGAAGCGTTTAAAAATAAAACAATTAAACTCCTCAATGAGTTACAAGACTCATACAAC